ATGACTTCAAAAGAGTTTACAAAGTTAAATGAAAAGATGCTGCGTAATCAGGCTATGAAACAGGCTGAAGGAGCTATGCGTAAGGTTGCCACTGCTGCTAGTCTTTCTAAGAAGGAAATAAAAGCTCTTGGTATCCAGATGGGTTATACAGGCAAGCAAGCAAAAGCTATGGCGAATAAGCTGGACAGATCTAAATATAGAATGCAGGCACTTGGTGATTCTATAATGTCCACTAGATCCAAGCTCATAAGTTTGGGGTTAGCTGCCTCTGCTGCTGTGTACACAGTCAAGGAATTAAGCACAGCAATTTGGGATGCTGGTAGAAGAACACTTGTTGCTGAGAATGCTTATAAATCAATAACAGGCTCAGTAGCTGGAGCCAATGTTCAGTTTGAATTTTTAAGAGACACCGCAAAAGAACTTGGTCTTAATTTTTTCACATTGAGAGAAGGTTATAAGGGGTTTTTAGCTGCTGCACGGTCGTCTACACTTCCAATGAAAGAAATTCAGAAAATATTTAGATCGGTATCAAATGCTGGTGCTATTTTGGGGCTATCAAATGAGAAGATGTCGTTAACTTTTCTCGCTTTAGAACAGATGCTCTCAAAAGGAAAAATTAGTATGGAAGAAATAAGGAGGCAAATGGGAGACAGTCTTCCTGGTGCTTTCCAATTGGGTGCGAAGGCTATGGGCATGACAGTAGAGGCTTTTGACAAGGCTGTCAGTGCAGGAGAAGTATATGCAGATGTTTTCTTGCCAAAGTTTTCAAAGGCAATGGATGAAACATATATTGGGACAATAGCGGATTCAGTAAAAGCTGTAAATTTATTAAGTGAAACGTGGGAAGAACTAAAAGTCAAGATGTCAAATAACGGATTCATGGATGATGTCGCTGATGCAATATTAGCATTCTCCGATGAGCTTAAAGACCCAGAGTTTATAATTGCAACTCAAGCTTTTGCTAAAAATCTTGGCAGTATAGTAGAGTTATCTGGCACGTTGGCTGCATTTAGCATGGATAGAATAGTTGCATTCACAAATTTTTTCAAAGGCATTGGGTTCGCAAGCGAAGGTAAAATAAATTTTACAGATTGGATAACTGCTAATCCTGAAGAAATGGCAGCAATGGTATCTACATTAAGAGAGATAGAAGTAGCTGGCAGAAGAACAGATGCCGCACTAAGAGAAGGAACCGCAGTCACTCAAGAAGACTTACGCATTTCTATAAAAGCAACTATAGCGAGTTATGATTCTTTAAAGGAAAAACAAGAGGATTTTTTAAGTAGCGTGAGAAAGTGGAAAAACGGAGAGCCTATCTTATTTAGTAATGTTGTTGAGAACGATGAGATGACAGCTTCTCTTAAAGGATATACTGGCAAGTTAGGCGAATTAAAACAGTTATTAATTGAAGTACAACAAGTTGCAGCTTGGACGGCATTAGGGTTTAAAGAAATAAACCAAGACTTAGATTATGGATCAGACACATCTTTATCAAATTATATATCACATTGGCAAAAATTAAAAGGAGAGTTCGAGACTTCCTCAACATCAAAAGCTGATAAATTCAATAAGGAAATGCTAGGCAGTATTAAAGAAACCGATGCTGAAAGATTAAAGAGCTTAAAAGAAAATTTAAAGCTTTGGGAAGAAGGAAATAATACAGATGTAAGGATACGAGACGAGGCATTAAAACAGATAGCATCCTTGGAAAAAAAATCTGCTGATGCACAAATAAGGATTGAGAAAAACCGTGCAGCAGCTATCGAAAAATCATACAAAGATCTCCTCAAGAAAAACCTTGGATTCGCTAAAGCTGAAATAGACCAAGGCGAAAGAATGCAAGATGACATGTGGTTGATCAGGCAAAAAGGTTTGGACAAGGCAATAAAGCAACACGAAGAAACCCAGACAAAAATAACAAACAATGATTATAAAGCATATCAAAAACGGTTGACGGACGAAGAAAAAGCCAGAGACAAAGCTATCAAGAAACAGGAAAAAGATTACCAGCACATGTATGACAACATACATGATATTGCTGCCGATTTTTGGGAAGGAATTCTTGATGGTCAAATGAGTTCATGGGATGATTTCATGGATCATATGTTGAACACTTTCAAAAAAACTTTCGCTCAGATCCTGGCGGATGCCACAACACCCATCCTTTTAAATCTTGTATCTGGTGTATTGGGCGGCGGTGGTTCTGGCGGTGGTTCTGGAATATTGGGAAAAATAGGGGACAAGCTCGGCACTGGTATTTTAAATAAATTATCTACATCCCCCGTTTTTGGAAGCCTTTTTAATTCTGTTCCATCGGGTAGCTTTGCCCTTGCTTCTGGTGTCCCTGGCTCAATGGCAACTGCCGGGAATGCTGCATGGAGTGCCGGAATTGGTGGCGGCGGTTTGTCTGGAACACTTGGCGGTGGTGGCCTTTCTGCGGGTGCTTCCTGGCCAAGCATGCTTACAGGTGCAGCCGGTATCGGAGTTATCGCAGCAGCCGGGATGATAGCAACAAAAGTTTTAGGCCGGATGTTCTCAGAAAAACCGCAATTCGGAATATCCGGGATGTCAAAAGAAGCCTGGAAATTTGGTACTGGAAGTTTTGACCGTGAAATAAATCCATATGAAATAGCAATGGAAAACATGTACGATGATTTCAAATCCAACCTTTATGATTACCGTGTGTTCGCAGCAGATTTCGATAATGAACCAGAGATGAGAAATGTTTTATTTGATTATTTTGATACTGTTTTTGCCAGTGTTGATAAAGCCATGTCAACAAATATAAACGATGTCCTGAAAGATTATCAGCACTTGGGTGTATCATTCAGACTCACGGAAGATATGGATGCAGGGCAAGCCTTGAAGGGTCTTTCAAAGGCTGTTTTCTCTGAACTGGTTGGCTCAATGCTTTTGGGTGTGATTCCAGGGGCAGGAGCAGTCGGTAAAGGTGTCAATACAATAGTCGGCAGCCAATACATTACTGCTGGGTCAATTGCAGCAAAGAATGCTCCACAACCGGGCAGCAGAGAGTTTTATGATAGTTCTGCTTTCAGTCCTCAAGGAAAAGGTTCTGGTGCAGATCCTTATTTATACACAGAGCCTGTTTATGAAACAATCACGCATCAGGTTTCAGCTATGGCAGACATTTTCAACACAGCTTTCTTTGAAGCCATAATGCCTGAAGGTTCATCGACTTGGGATTCATTCATTGCTTTTGCCGATATCGTGAACAAGACAACCGATTTCATGGATAAATTTAATGACAGGGTAAACGATCTTGGATTAAGTTCTGTCGAGGCTTATCAGCAAATTGCCTTTGTTTCAAATTCTCTTTCAGAGATGGAAGATGCCATTGAAGCATTAAATCTTGACCCTGTTGCAGCAACGATAAAAACCCTTGTCGAAGGGTTCGATCTTTTGAATGAAGCTCTTGTAAAGAACAATGCAACGGCTGAAGAACTGACAAAGGCTCATGAATTACAAGAAGTTATTTTCTGGGAAGAAATAAAAAACTTGAGTGCTGCTGCGGTTGGAATGGTCAACAGCATGTCAGAATCAGTCAAGGGTATTATCTGGTCATCAGATCAAATTAAGATGCAGAACATAGCAAGCCAAGGCGAAAAAATAATAAGCTTTTTTAATGGTGTGTACGATTCAATTGTGTCAACTGGGAATACTACTTTTGTTGACGGTGCAAACCAGTTAAGGAATGGTATCACAATTATTGTCGATACTTTAATGGCAGTTCAAGGTCTGGATTTATTCAGAGGGCATCTGCAAACAATCGGTAGTGCCAAGGCAAGCATATACGGTCTTGAGAATGAGTTCGCTGCAATGGGCATCGGCTCTAAATACGGAGTCGATCTTGGTTCCGGGCAACAGCAAGCTGCTTTTGTGAAAAGTGTTTTGGGCATGTCTGCCACAGAATTTATCACTGCAACCGAAACCTTTGGGGTATCAGTTGATGAGGCAACCGGTGATTTAATGATTCTTGCCGATATGGTTAAAGAAACTTCAGAGGCATTTGAAGATATCGGTGACACAATGGGCGATACAATTAAGTCTCTTGAACAACAATTTGGAATGAGTGGAAGTAGCTCATTAACCAATCTGATAAAAGATTTTAATAAAGCTGCCGGGGATGCAAAATCGTCAGATTCTTTAATAGCGATGGCAGGGGCAAACAAACTTCCTGGTCTTTCAAGCCAGATCCTCGCAAGAGCATTAGCCGAATCTCCAACATCATATGAATACAAAAAAGTTTATGCAAAGATAATTGGGACTCTGCAAGATGTTGAAGATGCAGCCGATGGACAGGTTGATGCTTTGAGCATTACTGACAAAACTTTGGGTGAGCAATTAACTGAACTTGAGGGGATAAATGATAGTATAGGCTTCGTGGATGAATCGATTAAAGCTCTTATGGGTGATGATACTTTTTTGACCTACTATGGTCTATTTAATAAATTTTTTGGGCAAGATAGTGTTTTTGGAAAACTTGATTCTACGCTAATAAGCTTAGCAGGTGCATTGGGCAGTCTTAATTTATTGCCACCTGACCCGAAGACAAATATTGTTACTAACCCGGTAACTGGGCAAACCGGCCCAAAGACAGTATCAGATCCTTCTCAATGGATGCCTTGGCAATTAGATACAACAGGCAAAAATATAGCCACAGAAACAGAAGCTCAAATCATTGCAAAATATGGTATTTCAGGATTATCAAAAGCTCAAATATCAGCTTCGCTTGCTGAGTGGAATAGTTCTACAATTTTTCAAAAAGCAGATTGGGCAGAAGAGGTTGGATTCCAGCCGGCAGAAATAGCAGCAGATATAAATAAACTAACTTCAGCTTACGGGTACGCAGAGGGCGGGGTTGCATCAGGGCCAAAGTCAGGATTCCCTGCTATGCTCCACGGCACAGAAGCAATTATCCCGATGAATGGTGCAAACATTCCTTTGGTTATAAAAAACGATTATTCAAAAGGGATACTGTCAGTGTTGCAAAGCCTAAGAGAAGACCTAAAGGCTATAAACTCAACAAACGCTTTAAAGATAAAGAAAATAAAACAGACTCTTGATAGAGTCACTAATGGTGGAACCTCATTTGCGGTTACGGAGACAGGATAATGCAAGTTACAATACCTAAAATAACGAATCTTCTTGCTTCAAATGTTTCTGAAGCTGCCTTTTCTGATTGGTTGGCTGCTACATCTTATGCTGTAGGGGCGAGAGTTTATGTTATGTATTCCGACTTTACAGAAATTTTCTCTTACGGATCTTGTATCTATGATCAGTTTACCAAAGGTGCTTTATGGACATATGATGGGACTGATTCAGAATATGATGCAGCGACAGCAATTGAAGCATTAACACAGGTTACAGATAGTGCAGTGACAGGAGATTTGGTTCTTTTCCAGTTTGAAGTTAAAAACTTCTCATCTGGGACAGTTACTCCTTATGTGAGGGGGACGGCAGGATCAGCGAGAGGTGCAGACGGTGTATACCAAGAAATTATAACAGTCGGTAGTTCAGACAATCTTATCGGGGTAACTGCTGCAAGCTTTGTTGGATCTGTTACAAATTTTTCTGCAAAAAAAATAGGCGAATATTATTCAAGAGATATTTATGAAGGACAAGTAGGTTCAAATCAGGGCAATTTCCCACCAGATGATGACGGAACAAATTGGGTGAAAGTTTCTGCATCAAACCGTTGGAAAATGTTTGACGATTACATGAGTTCGCAGGCAGAAAATCCTGTCAAGATAAGCGTTAAGGTAAAGTCTGACAAGTGTAACAAGTTAGCATTTTTTTTATCTGAAGCAAAAACAGTTAATTATATTCTGAGCAATGACAGCATAACAGAAACAAGCGTAACATCAATAACTCCTGCCCTTGGAGCACATGCCATGACATTTACTCATGCAGCTTCAAGAACGTGGGTGATAGGAGACAAGGTTGAGGTCTATCGGACATCAGACCAGAGGACATTTTTCTATGGCACTCTTACCGATTGGACACAAAGCACAGGGGTTGCTGAAGTAACGGCAACTATTTTTGATGTTGGGACAGGTGGAGCACAAACCGATTGGACGATGGCTCTGGTTTATGACGGGGAGTCTAATTCCCTCTATCAGTCAGAAGTTTTAAGCTGGTCTGATTACTTTTTTTCACCCATCAGGTTCTCAACATCTTCCGCTCACTCTTTCACTTATGATTACAATACTTCATGCCGGGTTATTTTCACAGGTGATGCGAATGATACGATCCGGGTAGGACATCTGGTTGTTGGGCATTCATCTTTCCTTGGTGAAACAAAATACGGATTGAGAGGCAGCATATCAGACTTTTCAACCAAAGAGGCGAATACTTTTGGTGAATATGCTTTGGTTCAAAGAGCTTATGCAAAAGAACTGAGATACACGATACATGTTTCTACAGATGGTGTTGACCAAGTTTTTCAGACACTGACACAGTTGAGAGCTATCCCTTGTGTCTGGGATTCAAATAATGATTCAACAAGCTTATCAATGGCAATTGCGTTTGGTTTTTTTAGTGATTTTGAAGTTATGGTGGAAGGTAAAACAAAATCAGAATGTGACTTAGAAATACAAGGTTTAACATAAGGAGAGAATAAATGGCTGCATATCAGATTGCACAAACAATTTCAGACCCAGGAACTGCTCCAGCGAGAACTGATCCCGATAATTTTGATGCAAGGGCAGATGCTTTTTTGGCTGTTTTGTCTTCTTGGGGAACCGTAACGACAGGAGAGTTGATTGTCTGGACATCACAAGTGAATGCTCTTTCAACGGCAGTCAATGGATATTCTAATACAGCTTCAGCAGCTTCATTGGCTGCAATAGCTGCTGTGGATGCTACTGAATGGTCAAACGCAGTAACTTATGATGCTGGTGATACCGTGTGGGGTACTGATTTTCTTTCTTACAGATCTGCTCAAGGGTCGAATACGAATCATAATCCAGTTGGTGATGGTGGCACATGGTGGGTTTTAATCACAGGGTATGTTGCAGGAACAGCAATTGCAATGGCAGATGCAGTTTTATCAAGAGCTAAATTAATAGACATTTCAGAAACATTAAATCCATTGGGTGATCTTGGGGGTGGGTCTGATGATATTGATCTTGAAGATGGGAATGTAGTATCTGCAACCGTAAGTACAGCAGAGGAAACATTGACTTTCAGTAATCCACCAGCATCCGGGTCGAACGGAAGTTTTACTTTATTTTTGACAAATGGTGGAAGCCAGACAGTTAATTGGCCTGCAAGTGTTGATTGGCCCTCTGCTACAGCACCCACACTTACTGCTGCTGGGGTAGATGTTTTGGTGTTCACAACAAATGATGCTGGGACAACATGGCTTGGTTTTCTTGTTGGCTTAGACATTTCTTAAAAGAGGTATAATATGAGATATTTTAAAGATAACGGAGTTTATGCCGAAAGTGAAGTTAAAAGGTTAGTTTATCCATCCAGCTTGCCAAGAGATTTCAAACCGGAGCACGTTGAAAGCAAGGGTTTTTTGCCTGTAACGGAAACTGAGAAACCAGTTTGTACGGATTTGCAGGTAGTCCAGAATGATGGTGTAAAATTAATTAATAACGTTGCAACTCAAATCTGGTCTGTTGTTGCTAAATTTGAATCCCAGGAAGAGGTTGATACTTATCTTGCTGGAATCAAGGAGAAAGAAGACCTTGAAATTTCAAATCAGGCAAAGGAAAGATTAAGAGAGCTTGATATAAAATCAATTAGATCAATAAGGGAATATCTATCTTCAAAAGAGGATGCTCCGCAGTATTTAAAAGATTTTGAAATTAAAGCAACTGACGAAAGAATAAAAATTATAAGCGACACTAATTAGAGGTTGATATGTTAAGCAATCGAATGTTAATGGCAGCAGCTTTGCTGGCAATTCTTGTAGAAAGAGGATATTGGTTCGGTGGAACAAGTTCAACAGCAGACGTTCAAGATTGTGACAGTTATGAACTTGATACTTGGACAAGTAAGACTGACTGCACAGCAGGGCATATTGGGAGAGGTGCTGCATCTATGCCTATATCTAATAAAGCTTACGTTGCTGGTGGGTATGTTTCATTAGCATATATAGCGTTTTGCGATGAATATGATCCAAGTTTAAACTCATGGGCATCTAAAACTAATATTGCTTCTATAAGAAATGGATTGTCTGGTGCATCTATAGGAAGTGCTGGTTATGCAATAGCGGGGCAACCTTCAGACCTTCGAGATACAGAGCAGTACATACCTGATACATGGACGAGTAAAACCGATTGCCCAACACCAGGAAGGGGTGGGCATTTAGCTACTACTCTTAATGATAAAATTTATATTATGGGTGGGTATTCTGGTGCAGCACTTGCGGATAACGATGAATATGATCCTGATTCATGGACTAACAAAACTAACCTTCCAGGAGGAGGAGCAAACTTACCTTACGGCTTTACAATAGGGAGTTATACTTACAATGTTGGGGCCTCAAATGACCTTCAAGAGTATTCACCTGACTCTTATACGTCCAGAACAGATTGCCCTGCACCTACAAGGGGTTCCGGTGGTTCTTGTGCAATAGATAGCAAAGGATATGTAGCTTATGGAAACACTTATATCCAAGATTGTGACGAATATGTTGTGGATACCTGGACAGGAAAAACGGCAGCAGCAGCACCAGCAAGGAACACTTTAACGGCAGCAGCACTATCATCATAAAGGAATAAAAATGCTTAAAGAATTATTAGGCGATCACCAGACAGGGATGAGTGAATTTCAAGATGATTACTTTGTAACAACAAGAGCCGGTGGGACAATGTACGGTCAGTACAAACAGGCACTCAGGGAACTTTACAAACGGTTCAGGGGATTAAGAGAACTAACTTGTGATAATGAAAAATTGCAAGTTGAAATTGAAGAGCAAAAATATATACTTGAAAATGAAACCGATTTCAAAAAACGCTACGCTGAGATTGAGTATAAAAGAAAAACAATGCGAATGGAAGAATCTAACCGGGCTATTAAAGATACTGAAAGGGAATTCAAAAGATTCTACCAGCAAGCAGTTTTCCTTAAAGAGCAAATAGGTGATTTAACAGACGAAAAAAGAAAGCAGCTTGATAAAGATATGTGGCTTTTTAAGATTAAAGAAATGGCTTGTGTTGATTGGATTTCAAAAGGCCGTTTAGGTAATTCAACTTTTGAGTTTATGAACTCCTGTCCACAAGATATGAAAAAAGAAATTCTTGATAGTATTCAAGATCAAAAGACTTTGCTTGAATGGTATGAAACCAAAGAAGAATACCTGATGCCTGAGAAATATAAACAAATCGAAATACCTAAAGATTTTAAATTGTTGGAAGAATAATGGACATTAAACAAGCACTCATACAATACTACAGTTCAGGCACAGGTGGGCAGCAGTGAAAACCATTAAAGACTATCTAATAGAAGGCGGGTATTACCACTTCACTCAATACGAACGCCTGTACGCCGATTGCATAGCTTGTTTCGGTCAACCAGACAGCGTACAACTTCAAATGGTTTCTATCGCTGTTAAAGAGAAATGCCCGATACCCTCACTTCATCCTGCAATACTTGAATCTGAAATACTTAACCCAATAGGTATAGTGACGGGGCCGAATCTTACCGGATGGCTTAGTGGGGATTGGTCAATGTTCAAGCCTCAAGGTTACGCTGATATTCTTAATCCTCCTGTACCTGATTTGGGGAAACTCCAGACAGTGCCAGTTAATGTTTTGAGGAACAATATAAGAAGGGTCACAGGAATACACCCTCTTGATTTAGAAACGTTAAGAGACTCATACAGATTAGTACCAAAAGACAGGATGCAAGATTTAGTTACCGCAGACCCATCCAGGTTCTCCCTCTATGAAGCCCCACAAACAGTATGTATAGATTTTGCAGAGATGTCCGTGGGTTGGTATTCTAAATGGAATTACGGTGATCTTTCCGTAGGATACGCTAAAGTAACCTTGATTCATCCAAGCATGACAGATCGAGTTCACGCATTGCTCTTTATATTGAATGATAAAAATGAGGCTTGGATTTATGACTCCCAGAGTGCTTATATGCTTTGGCCCTATGGGAATGTACCACCGATTTCAAACTGTAATGAAATTGTTTTTAATGAGATTAGGATATAATTAATATAGTGATGTAAACTTTTAAAAAGAGGATGCCATGAATGCTGAACCAGAGAATCCAGAAGAAGTTGAACTATCAAGAAGGTATTCAGACCACATTAAAAACAGATCAGACCGGGAATTGTTGATTGGTCACTCAAAAGACATTAAGCTAATTTGTAAGAAACTTGATGACAGGGAAAAGAAAAGAGAAGATTTTGAGATCAGGATTTATGACAAAATGGACAAATGGACAACTAATGTTGATCTGAAATGCGAATCAAGATTAGGAATGATGAATTCTAAAATGGGGTCAAGCACTTTTAAGTGGTTCTTTGGTCTCATGGCAACAGTAATGATATTAATGGCTGGGACAGTTAGTTTTAACAGGGTTGACTTAGCAGAAACCAAAGCCAATCTAAAAGAAACTGGCATCCATCTTCAGGAAACTTCTGATTTGGTAAAAAAGAATACAAAAATCATCCATTCCAATGCAAGAGCTATTAAGGATATATGTCCAGAATGATTTTCTTTAAAGAAAATGAATTCCAATGTAAATGTGGAAAATGTGGCCTTGGTTATAAGGATATGGATGAAGATTATCTTTTGAAATTAGACCAAGCAAGAGGATACGCTGAGGTTCCTTTTAATGTTAATTCAGCAGTAAGGTGCTTAGAACATAACAAAAAAGAAAAAGGAACACCAACGTCAAGCCATCTTAAAGGTTGTGCAACTGATATTGATACACCTAATTCATTCATAAGATATAGGGTTGTTACTGGATTAATGAGAGCTGGCATAACAAGGTTTGTTGTTTATCCAACTTTTGTTCACAATGATGATGATCATGATAAACCAAAAGAATTAATGTCACGCAAAGGAGAATAAAATGCAAATTTTAAAAGACTTTGTACAGTTTCTTAAAGATTTAAAGCCAGCAACTAAGATGTTTGCGATGGGATGTCTCACTGTGATTATTCTATCGCTTATCGGTGCTGCTGCATACACAGGGAATTTCGATTTGTTATTGAGTTTATTTGATAAAGGGGTTGAGGCTAAAAAATGAAATTAAAATCAGCACACTTTTTCGGTAAATCTGCGGTTTCAAAAGTAATCCAGAATCAAACAGGGCCATATTCTCATTCTGCTGTATTCATCGGTGACGAGGAAAGGGAATATATCAGGCAACTTATTGGTGATGAAAGAGCAGAAAAGGTATATCTCGACAAGGTTGAGGTATGCGAACAATGGCCCCATTCTGGTAGGATAGAATCATGGATGGATTATTCAAATTTTGCTGCTCATACACCGGGGACTCCTTATGAAATATGGAGTCTTGAAATGACAAGGCTGCAATGGGAATATTGCATCGCTCATTATGTTAAGTCCTGTGAAAATAAAAAGCCTTATGACTGGGCAGGGATTGTGAATTTCAGATATAAATTTATTAAGGAAGATCCTGATAAAACATTTTGCTCAGAAGAACTTATCACTCCGATTGCAGAGGCGTTAAGCTGGGGTTCTGTCAGACCTTGGACAGTCCACCCAACAGCTTGCGTTAATTTACTTCAAGCTGCTGGGGGAAAATTATTATCTACAGGCACAGTATAATATTCATATACATTTTTGACAAATAGGATAATCGAAATGTTTCGGAATCTCATTCCAGATTTTAATTATATTCTCATCTTTTGCATTCCCGAAAACATATTCCCTCATGTAATCGTTGCAGCACAGGATCACATCACCAGAAGCAACGATATTTAATTGTCTGCATTCTCTTTTTGCAAATCTGGTTTCTTGACCATGCTTGATGTTATCAAGATTCCCACCACGATTTGAAACCCAGAAGTTATCCACCCTGCAACCGGGGAACAGGTGTGAAATATTGTCTTCTTCCATCATCGGATTGTTGATGATAACATATTTGTGTTTTGCTAATTCATTGACCATATCAATCACTTTGGCTGGAGTTGAACCATACTTAATCGAGCCATAATTCAGATAAATATTGTCAGCCGGGGATGCCTTGAGTTCGTCCATGTTGTCTTCCAGTAAAATCCCGTTGGTGGAAATTTCAATTATAGCAAATGGGCAATACTCTTTTGCAAGCCTGACAAAACTAAAGATCCTATCATCCATTAATGGCTCCATCTGGAGAAATAATCCGATAACACCACCATAGTTGCATGATGATAAATCGCACATAATCTCATAAAATAGTGTTGAATCCATTCTCTGCTTTCCAAATTCGCTATAAGCTTTGGGATGTGGGCATATTGAACAGTTTGAATTGCATTGCGTGTGTGTTTGAATATAAACGGCTGCTGGGTTCATCTCATCTCCAATATTTTCGGGTTAAAGTCCGATCCCTTATTTTCCAAGGGGGTGGTGGGTCATAAGGAATCATTTCAAGTGGCATATATTTCTTCTTCAAATCATGCCAGTATTTATCTTCAAGCCTAACAGTATAAACCTTTGGCTCATGACAAAAAGTTGGTGCTATGTATGCAGCCAATAAAATGAAACAAATACCTGTGAATAAATATATCTCATTTGGTTTCATTTCTTCTCCTTTTCCACATAATCATTTGCTATTTGACATCGATCTTGCCATTCTTCAATACCACCTAAAAAAGCATCTGCCATTTTTCCAAAATCTTCAGTGCCTCTTTTCGGTGGTTCTGGGAAAGGGGTGATATAAAAAGGTGAGGTTTTTTTGTAGATCCATTCAGGCAGATACACATGGTCATGAAGCCACAACAATATGGCTATGAATTTGTGGTATAAATATTTTTTCATGGTTTATCCCTTATCAAATGCATTAAAATTCTTTCAGCTTGTCTATAATGTGCATGAGTGCCTGGGTTTCCTTCTCCACCAACTATCATGCTTTTTAATTCACCATTATAAAGCCCTTGGGCATCTTCAAGATATTTCAAATCAAGATCAGGGTTAATTCTGCCACTAATTATGCCCATTGCAATGTCAATTTGCTTTTCTGTGTATTTCATCATTGAATCCTATTTGGTGGTGGTTTTATACCATTGAGAATATCCCAGCATTCCTCAACATCTGCCTTGAGTTTGGTTGTTTTTTCCTCAATATACTTTTCAATTTCCTTTACACATCTTTCATGGAAGTTTTCTGGGTAAATTCTCAAACTATCCAGCCTATAAAAAAGCTCATTCATAATTGACTCTCATGGCAACAGGCAATGTTTCTTAGCTCTTCAGCTTTGGCTTGAAAAGCTTCTTTATCATATAGATCAATTCCATGAGAATGCTTGAAGATTGAATTCTCAACTTTCATCCCTTCAATCTCAGCCTGGACAGCAAGGATTAAGCCAAGCCTTTTAACTGATGAATCTTCCATATTCACTCCTTATTTAATGTTTAAAGTGTCTTACTTATAATTTTTCCAAAACATAAAGTCAAGATAAAAATAATATTATCATAATAAACTATTGACTTTTCTGTAAGATGGCTGTAGATATAGCTATCGAATGTTTTTAATTTTAACAAAAGGAGCAAGTTTTGAAAAAATGTAAATGCTTAAAATGCAAACATGAATGGTATTCAAGGAAGCCTAAAGGGAAACCAGTTCAATGCCCAAATTGTAAGTCTACCTCGTGGAAAACAGCAAGAAAGAAAGTTAAAAAAGGAGCATGATATGTGTAATGGTTTAATACTTTTTAACGGATGTGGCTGCCCATACGAAATAAAGGGTGGCCCGAATTGGGGGGATTGTGAAAAACCAAATGGGGCTGTTTGCCCGGATAGCATACCGGAACAAGGGGACGATTATGAAGAAGAATAAAAAGGGAACTTGCAAAGATTGCAAACACAAGAATCCCAGTTGCACATGGTGTAAGAAAAACGATGAAGCGATTGACCCGTATGGGTGGTGTGGATCATTCAAGGAAAAATCAAACAAATGATGTATTTAGGCGAATAAAAGGAGAGTAAAATGAACTTTTCAACAATGGATATGTATTGGCTTGTGAAATTAGATGATATTAAGAGTTTATTAAACGGATTTTGTTTCGGTACAGGAATGATCCTTTTAGTTGGGATTATGGTTTGCTCTATATATATTATCGGTGAAGATAAAAAAGAATATATAAAAAAGTCTGTAATAACAGCTATTTCTCTTAGCGTATTGATATTGTTTGTATCGGCAATCAACACATTTATTCCATCAACAAAGCAGATTGCAGCAATAATTGTTTTGCCGAAAATCATTAACAATGAGCAAATACAAAGTTTTCCGAATAAGCTTTTAGACCTTTCGGAAGAATGGTTAAAAGAATTAAGCCCGACAAAATCAGACTCCGCTAAATAATATAACAATGCGATGTGTTTAGTTTAATGGAGGAAATATGAAAATTTTCAGCGACAAATCAATCATAGAGCAAAATCAATGCACCATCAGTGATGGAAAAAAGAAGACCGAAGGTGTTTCAATTACTGTTATGACTGATCAAGGTATTGATGCGGTTGAAGTTTTATTGTCCAGGGAAGAATTGAAAAAGGCAATGCTTGAATGTGATGACCAAGATGGAAAAGAAAGACTATGGGGATGGTTTGAATTGAGTTATGCCAGTTTTTTAACTATTCCAAGAGTTTTAATGCACTCTATGCCCGATGATTGGCAGAACCAAATGGCTTCCTTACTTGAAGAATATCAAGATACATTTACAAATCAACCAGATATCGGAACAAGGGTTCAGGCTACAAAAAATGGCAAACTTGCCAAAATGCCAGAATTTTTAAAAAACTATCGACATCCTGATTATAAGGCAATTGAAAACATGAAACAGTATTCCAGTAAATAATATATAAACAATAACATTAAAAAGGAGAATAAGAATGGTTGAAAAAAAAGTGTTGGTTGTGAGCGAAGAAAACTTACCAGTTCAGGCAGGGCCGTTTGAGCTTGCACAGAGTTTTTTGGCAAATGGTGGCAGCATTGATAATCTTGAAAAGATGCTTGCCCTACAGGAAAAGTATGATGCAATGCAAGCCAAAAAAGCTTACACAAAAGCAATGGCATTGTTCAAGGCAGATCCCCCTGTAATAATGAAAGACAAAAAAGTTGGTTACAAAGGGAAAAAGCCGGGGTCAGGAACAACAAGTTATTCCCATGCAAGCCTTGGAAATGTTGCATCTAAGATCGGCAAAGCGATGGGGAAATATGGCCTTTCAGCAGCATGGCCCTTAGACCAGACAGAGAAGGGTGTAAAGGTAACCTGTACTATCACCCATGAACTTGGGCATAGTGAAAGCACTTCCTTGTTTGCTGCATCGGATAATACCGGTAACAAGAACAGCATTCAGGCAATTGGTTCAACTATATCCTACCTTGAGAGGTACACAATTCTTGCCCTGACAGGGCTTGCAACTGAGGATCAAGATGATGATGGACAGGCATCAGAGTCAATCAAATGCCTATCCGAAGAACAGTGCATCGAAATCCGTGAAACCATCGAAAGCATCAAAGGTTTAACCGAAAAAGAATTCCTGAAAATGGCAGGGTGCGAAACGGTTGAAGAGATCCATGCTGCTAATTTTGGCAAGGCTAAAGCAGCTTTGAAAGCGAGGTCAAAAAATGCCAATTGAAATAATCGATGGAGAGCAGGGAACACCTGAATGGAATCTTCACAGGATTGGCTCAATCGGAGCCTCAAGTGTATCCAAAATAATAACCAGTACAGGGAAAGCATCTTCTCAGCGAAAAGCCTACATGTATCAGATGGCTGCCGAATTAATGACCGGGGCAAAGACAGAAACTTATTCCAATAAACATATGGAAGAGGGTTTAGAGCGAGAAGAAGAAACCATCAACGCCTTTAACTTCATAACTGGCATTAAAACAAGACCAGTATCTTTGATCAAGCCGGGAACCAATGCAAGATATCACTGTAGCCCTGATTCAATCGTTGTGGATAAAGAAGAAGGTCTGGAAGTCAAAAGCGTTATCCCTGCGACTCAGGTTAAATACCTTGACCAGAACAAACTTCCAACAGAATATTCTTTGCAGTGCCAATTTAGCTTATTTGTTACTGGATGGAAGGTGTGGCACTTTTTCTCTTACCACCCGGATCTTCCACCACTGATTATAAAAGTTGAAAGAAACGAAGATCTAATATCAAAAATCAAAACAGCAGTCTGGTTATTCAACAGGGAGGTTGATGACCTTATTGAACGACTGAAAGCTTAAAAAAGGATAAGCGGATGATGATAATGCCAGCAAACAACATGAGCGGAATAGTTCACTATTTCGCTGGTAAATACCCCGGCAAGGTTGGAACTCTAAACACACCATTCTCATATAAAAAACCACCATTTTATTTGCCATTTGCTCTTGATAATGGGTGTTTTACAAGGTGGGACGAAAAAGAATTTTATCTTATGTTGAGGAAAGTGTCATTAATGAGAAGAAAACCATTGTGGGTATGCGTTCCTGATGTTGTCGCTGATGCAGAAGCCACTAACAAAAGATGGCATAAACATAATAAGAGAATATCTGATTTTGGTTTCAAATTAGCATTTGTTGTTCAGGATGGGCATGAACCATGTGATGTGCCGAAAGAAGCAGATGCGGTGTTTGTTGGTGGCTCTACTGTTTGGAAAATATCTACATCAGAAAAATTTAAAGGTATAACGCCTTGGTTGCATATTGGAAGAGTTACAACTGAATCACGTTTACGATGGGCTGAGTCAATAGGTGCTGATTCTGTGGATGGCACAGGATTTTTTAGAGGCAAGGGAAAACAATATTTCGATTTCATAGAATATTTTGAAGGGAGCAATCAATCAGAATGGGTGATTTAACTGGAAAATATTTTGCAAAAGTTATGTTTTTGAGAGGTTATAGGTGGTTATCAAAATATGAGAACATTGATTCAAGAATTGTTAGGTACGTTGTTGAAGACCAAAGTAGAGATATAAAAAAATTAAAACAGAAGTTTAATGATATTGAATTTACACTTAAAAAAGGGAGAACAAAATGAACCAACCAGCAAACGTGATAGAAATTGCCAAAAAAGATTTTGCCGTAATCGAATTTAACCTGACACCAGAATCAGTAACTGACATGATTAAAAAATATGACGGCCTTGAATTGATTCCGGGCGATAAGGATTCTTACAAAGAAATTCACACCGTGTATATGAAATTCAAAAAAGCCAGAACCAAGACTGATAAGCGGAGAAGGGAGCTTGGAACTGAGGCAAGGAATTTTGTATCCACAGTCAACTCCAAAGCCAAGGATTTGATTGAGCCATTGGCTCCTTACGAACAGAAGTTTAAAGAAATGCTCGATGAAGAAGATCAGAGAGAAGCTAACATTGAAATTGAACGGCAAGCACAACTTGATTATCTCATGACAGATCTTCAAAGCAAGTGTGAGTTGGGCCTTAATTATAACAGATCAGCAAAAGACATTCAGGTTGACCTTGACAAGCTCCAGAATATCAAAATCACAGATGAATTTCAGGAACGGGAACCAGATGCACTCGATATGCTCACCGATGGAATTGTTAAAACTGGTGAAGCACTTGCTGCCCGGATTCTTTTTGAGAATGAACAGGCACGGCAGGAGCAAATCAGAAAAGAAAATGAAGCTGCTGCCAAAAAACTTGCTGATGAAAAAGCTGAATTTGCAAAAAAACAGGCTGAAGCCGAAAAGGTCAGAAAAAAGGAAAAAGCGGCTGAAGATAAAAAAGCTGCTGAAAAGGCTCAAAAATTGCGTTTTAAAGAGGATAAGATCAAAAAGGATGCTGCTGCACTCAGGAAGAAGGAGAAAGAGATAGAGGCACAAGAGCAGGCTCAGAAATTAATGGAATACCGACAATCTCTTATCCCAGAAGCATTAATTATGGACGAATCTTTTGAAAAAGCCAAGGAAGCTGACCTGAAAGCTGCTGAAAAGTTGCGTAAAGCCAAACTTGCCAAGGATAAGAAACGGGCGAAGCTTATTGTGGCTGATCAGAAAATAATTGAAACGGTTTCCAATGATTTTTTAACATTCGTTTCTGAAATTCATACTCCTTATCTCCAAACACCAGAGGCAATAGAACTTCATGCTAAATTTAAAGAAGGGCTGAAGGATGTTGTTGCTGTTTTTAAAGTTGGTGGAATTGAGCTATGAAGATAAGTTTACTTTCTGATGCCCCACATCACAATCTTGCTCTGATGAAAATATCTGCATACCACAAAGCTGAATGCGATGAAGTAATGCTTAATGCCCCTATTTTTCCTGCTGATTATACCTATGCTTCAATCCTGTATGAAAGAAATAAAAATGAATTTGTGGCAGACGAATATGGTGGCCCAGTTTTTAGCGGAAGTGTTCTTCCTGATTATATCAATGAGATGAAACCCGATTATGATCTATACGGGTATAATTTCAGTCTAGGATATACTTTTAGACCATGTTTCAACACCTGTGATTTTTGTTATGTTCCGAAAATGGTTCATCCAGACGTTGAGCATCATAGCATCTGGGAATTTCATAATTCTGAATTTAAAAACATTTTGCTCCTCAATAACAACACATTCCAAGATCCACGATGGAAGGAAACCTTTGAAGAAATATGGGATGCAGATTTAACGGTTGAGGATGCTAATGGGTATGATTTAAGGTTGCTTGATGAAGAAAAGGCAGAGGCTCTGAAAAAAACCAAGTGGCTGAAATGGTGTTTCTTTGCATGGGACAGAATACAGGATGATGCCTTGATGATCAGAGGATTAAAAATTGCTCGAAAGTATAAACTTAGAACCAGAATTTATGTTCTATGCGGATATGACACAACGCTTGAAGAAGATTTCTACAGATGCGAAAAAATCATTAAGTATAAATTTGACCCATACATAATGCCATACCTTGGCAAGACAAAGGCAAGCAAGAGGGCAAGAGCTTTTAAGCGGTTTATGGATACATTCTCATGGCGAAAATATAAAACCATTGCAGAGGGGTGGAATAATTACAGGTATAAGATATGATTTTTGAAGAATATAAAACCAAGCACCCATTAACCAAAATGCAGTACCATAGAAAAGCGGTTGACCTAATCCGTGAACACGCTTTTAAAGCTGGTATGCCTGATAACAAAATGACCAGATCCCAAAAGCAGAATGCGTACATGTGGGGAGTAGTCTACAAAACAATCGGTGCAGAGCTTGGATATCTGCCAGAGGAAATCCATCAGTTGATGCAGAAACAATTCTTGAGTTATGAAAATCTGGGAGAAAAATTTGTCAAGTCAACAACAAGACTGAACACAAAGCAGATGGAAGAATATCTGGAAAATGTCAGGCGATTCGCAAGCATGGAATTGAATATACTTGTGATGCTGCCGAATGAAACTGAGTGGAATTGGAGTGTGAAATGATAGGTGTATCCAAAAATAAAAACGATAAGAGCTTTTGGGCATATTCAAAGGTAACACACAGCTTGCCAAGGAACACAGACGGGTGCAAGAAATATAGGCAGAAATTTGATTTCATATTTGGGCTGAAGAAGTTCATCAGAATGCGGAGATACAAAGGGCCAGATGGTGAAATTAGACGTACTGTTGAGATTGAGATTTAATTATTTTAAATGATGTATTTAACGGATAACACACTGCTGTCTGAAGCAATTCGGATCAGGATGGGCCTGAGAATGGGGCAACAGGGTTGCACATAATAAAATAATGAACACGGATGTGGGAGGGGTAAAACAGGGTGAAATGTTGTGCGTGAAGCAACAGGGCTGGTACGCAATGGGGCTAACCAGTTCTCTCCCACACCGGTTATCATAATATTGGAGCGGACTTATGGAAATTAAAGAACAGATTGAAAGAGATTTAAAGTATTGGAAGGCCTCCGAGAAAAAACACCACGGCGATGGAAACACCTATCTTGCCGGTATCTGTCAGGGCAGTATTGATGCCTACACGACGGCCCTTAATTATTTCAACCAGTCGTCCAATGTCTGCAACTGCCCCCAGGGTAGCCTTTGTGAGTTTTTTAAAGACGATGAGTCTTGTCAATACGGTAAAATATAGCGTCAGTGAGCCTATTAGCCGGACAACTAAATGATGTATATACCATAATGGAAGGAAAATAAAAAATGAGTGCAGAATTTAAAGAAAAATTTATTGTAATAAATAGAAAACATTTGGATGAATTGAACAAAGAATATGATGTTGACGTTTTTTTTGAAGCCTTAAAGCAGCTTGATTTACCTGATAATAAATACATCGTGTGCAATCAGGATGAAAAATATGCTCATAAAATTTTAGCAATTATCTTGCAAGGTGAAAACCTTAAAGAAGCTGATAAAATTTGCAGAAAAAATGCGGCCAAAAATTATAAAGGTCGTTAATCTATATAATATATTAAGATTAACCAAGGAGAAATAATGATAGGCAATCCAAAACCAGACATAGAAAGACTCAAAAAGCCGTCTAAGGCATGGACAGTAAGGGTTGATGAACTTTATGATAGGGAAGCCCATGTATGTCAGGGGTGTGGAAGGTTATTGAAAAGGAATGAAGCATCCCCGCACCATATCAAGACAAGAGGTGCTGGTGGTGGGGATGAATTATCTAATCTCGCTTTGCTGTGTGGGTTTGGATGCCATACCAAAATTGATAGTGGAGAATTGATTATTAAAAAGGAGATAATATGATAGAAGATTTCAAGCAAAAGCTA